GGGCATTTGAGGTTTTCTGTACCACTTCGGTAACTGGCACAGAACCTTCTATGCGTTCCCTTGCAATACTAAAGTACTTCTCTTCCTTCTCAATACCTATAAACTTTCTATTCATATTCCGTGCTGCAACTCCCGTTGTGCCACTACCCATACATGGATCAAGTACAGTATCACCTTCATTAGAATATGTGCGAATCAAATACTCATACAATGCCAATGGTTTTTGAGTAGGATGAAGTTTACCTTCATCTTCTGCAGTTTTGAAGTACAAGACACTACGTGGATAACGAGTTCCTTCTTCATTTTTAACATGTACTGCTTTAGTTTGTTTTCCATACTGTTCTGCATCACGTACTGCAGTTCCCTTATCGTATGGTTTACCAGGTGTCATTTGAGGATTGTATGTTGGTTGTTTGTTGTAGAAAACCACAATGTCTTCATGTGCCCTCATTGGTTGCTTTTTTGCATTAAGATAACCAGTTGCTTTAGATTTCTCCCATACAAGGCAATACTTAAACCAAGGATAGTTTGTAGAAATAAGAACAGAGGTGAATGGTTGTGCTGCGGTGGAAATGATAGCAGCATTGGGTTTACAAATTACTTTTACATGTTCCCAAAATTGATCGTAATCGATGATACGATCCCATTCATTACGGGTCTTATTGAGTGTACCGTAGGGGAAGTCTGTGAGCAAAAGATCAATGCTCTGGGGTTCAATTTGCCCCAGAACATTGAACATATCATCGTTGAATAAGTCCATTAAGTTTATTTACAATCTTATCTACTTCATCATATTTTACATCAAAATCTGTATTTACGGTAGTTTCTAATTGTCCTTTTACAGATTTACGTTCCCTATCAATCATAGTGATAATTTGAATATCTTGTTTTTGTTTTCTTGCCCACTTATTGGCACGATCATAATCATTACCAAAAGCATTTCTTCCTTGAAAAAGAAATCCAACACTATTGGCATGAGATTCACAAATGCAACTTAACTCATAAGATCCCCTACGAACATAATCGATAGTAAAATAGTCTTTTACTTCAATTACTGCCAATAGTATCTGATTTTTATAAACAGAAACATCACATCTCAAATAATCGAAGAATTCACCATCTTCATAAATTTCATGAGGTTTTTCGAGTACAACATCAAATCCTGATACTTCTAATGCGATTTTTAACGAATGCTTCCAGAGATTACCAGTTTCATTTCGTTTTGATTCTGGTTTCCTGGTATCTTCTTGAAGAATTTTCTTACGGGAAAGAAACTCTTTTTTAAATGCTTCTGCTGCGGTAGAACTCATAGTTTCAAAATGTACTTTGATATTATAATGGGTCTCCCAGAGAACCAGGAGACCCAGTGTGTCAGTTCAGTAACTGTCCTCAATCATCGTAAACTCTACATTCAAGTGCTTCGGGATGAGCATCACAATAAAGTTCCAAAGAAGTTGGATCGTGTGTATCTTCTGGGTGGTGTTCCTTATAAGATTGAAGTGCTTGAAGTTCTTCCTCTGTATGCCTTCGTGCCTGGGGAGATGTTTGAGGATCATCCAGAATTTGCATGTCTTTTTGAATGTGTTGGTCGATGTTATCCATAGTTTTGTATCGTGATGACAATATTTATTTTTTTATTCACTTAACGCTGCTCCACGCCAGTTTTTAGGAGCAGGAGGATCGCACTTACCTTCAAGCGAACGAACTAGTAATTCAGTAAATAACTCCATTTTATTTGGATGAACTGATGCCGGATTCTCATTTATTGCATTTTTTAAAGCAACAAGTTCATCCCATTCTTCTTTTGTAAGTTGTTCTGTTCCAGGTCTGGAGAGGGTCATAGTTCCTTTGCAAAGTGTCCCAATGTTAGCATTTCATTATATGATTATCTATAAACTTAATGTTTTCTTTGGGATCACGTTACATTAGTTCACAATTAATCCTTGTTGAAGAACGGTCCGAAGAAACCAGAGTCACCAGACTTTCGCCCTTCGAGTTTATCCAAAAGACTATCGGTTTTTTGTAAAGATTCAATTCTCGAAATCAAATCAGCAATTACACTACAAACCATGGGACGTTCTTGGCGAGCAGCATATGCTAGTGCATTTCGTAACGATGCTTCTGCTTCTTTAAGACTAGTTTCTACGCTTTCAGAAAGTGCCATTTTTTAATCTATCCTCACATTTAGTGTAAAAAGTTCCGTTTACATAACAGGATTTACCTGGTTCATAGTATTTTACCACAGGTATTTGTTGTTTTTGATATTCTACCACATTTTTTACATGGCAGAGTATATTATATCCACAGATAAGAGTTTCAATCACGGCATTCTCTAATCCAAAAACCATCAGCAGTCATTTCCCACCCAGCGGCAATTGCCTCATCATAAGTCATTTGTTTTTCAACTTTTTTAAGAAGATAAGATCCATCACCTTGGTCTACCCATTCAACTTGATCGCCCTCTTTAAGATTTGCTGCTTCCAACAGATCGTCGGGGAAAGTAACAAAGTATTCGCCACTTGAACCATCTGCTTCAACAGGAAGAATCCATTTTTTTACTTTGTCTTTCTTATTTGCAACATGATATTCTAGGTCACTGTGCCCCCAAGGACGCATACCATCATCCTTTACTTCTTCTGGGTAATAATGCTCTTCCCAGAAGGAAGACCAAGACTTCTTACATTCTGGTGATGAATCTTCCTTATCACACACAAGATTTTCCTGTTTTTCAACATATTCATCATATGCTGGAATATGGCCCTTACCATTACCATTTAATAATGCAAGGAGTTCATAACAGCGAGAAGTCTGATTTTTATAACAATAATAGTTGTCTTCAACTACCTTACGAATACAGTCATAAATTTCTTGTGGAGATGCTTCTGCGGAGTTTAGAGCATCTTCAACCCATTTTTCAAGATTTTCAAGAGAATACTTCTTGTAATTAAAGTCCATTGAGATGATCCTTGATTGCTTGGTCCATAATAACCTGAACTTCCTTTGATGTCAACCCATTTAACCAAGACCATTTTGGGTCTTGTGGGTCCCAATCCATTGTAAAAGACCCATCTTCATTTTGTGTTATTTTAAGAGTATCTTCCATCACATATCAACTTCTGTATCTCTAACCCAAGTTTTCTTTTCTACTTTACGAAGAGATTTAAGTTCTTTGTAAAGATCTTTAATTTGTTGATATGCTTCTTCTGGAGAAATTTTATCAGATACTTCAAGTCCAGCGATAAGAGCAACCTTATCACCAAAGCGAGCAAGTGCTCTTTCAAATTCAGTTAAAGTTTCATACATTATTCTATATTAAATTTATCAAGATTATAAGGTTCAGAAGCAAGAATGTCAATACGTGCTTCTAAACTGTTAGCAATCTCATATATTGAGTTTGTAGTTTCAATATTTTCTTGCTCAAGAGACTCAATACGATTTTCTAGTTCTATAAGTTTTGTATAAAGATCAATATGATCCTCTATGATTGGTTTTTTAGATGGAGAAAAAATCCAATCAATAAACTTACTAATCATTTTTTATTCTCCTAATTTCACTCATAACCCATAACATTTCATCTTGAAGTCTTTGTATTCTTTCATCAAATGATTTAATCCATTCGATAATCATGTAAGACTCACCAGTTTCATCATTTTTAACAGTATAATAATAATCATTATTGTCCTCATTTTCATAAGGATACAATTTTTGCTCAAGTTCAGAAACTATCTGCCATAACCATATCCTCATTTTTCTCATTACAAAACTCCAACTTCTTTAAGATAATTTCTATATCTCATAAAACGATTCCAGTTTGGTTGCCCCTGAATATTTAATTGATGGCAAATCTCACAATAACACAACCACTCATACCAAGGAGTGGTTGGGTCCAATTCGTGGTATGGATAATCAGAGTTTTCCACCTACTATTCCTTCGTGAACTTTTTGGGGTTCAGGGAAACCTTCCTGCCGTCCTTTAAGATAAAAACGGGTTGCTGATATACATTGCTCTTCAGTGAGAGATGTAACCAGTCCTTTTCCGTCAAGATCGGTTGAGTCCCAGAGTCCATATTTTTTTTGGGCAACGTAAAAACAATCATCAACTAAAACTCGTTTTTCTTCCATAATCATCCTCAAATCTTACAATGTCTTCTTCATCACAAACAGATCCAACTTGAACCTCAACAAATCTAACTCCAAACTCACCAGCAGTTAGTCTATGTAGTTCATTTTTACGAACATGGATGTAATCACCCCTCCTCACATCACACTGATATGTTGAAGTGGTAACAATACCATCTCCCTCAACAATTACCCAAAATTCCTGTCTATTAACATGCCTTTGAAGTGAAAATTGAAGGTTTGGTTCAATATAGATGGTTTTAATCTTATAAGGGTTAGTTTCACTTTCTTCATGGAGATCAAACCAACCCCAAGGTCTTTCAGTTCTTTGTGCGATTTTCATTCACTTTCTTTACAGTTTCGTGGAGTTGCTTGAGTGCCTCAATGGTTTCGGGAGTTTCTTCCCATTCCCAAGAGTTCCCATTCTTATCAACAAATGTACGTGTTGTCATTTAATTTCCTCTTTGTATGAAATAGTGTAATCTTTTTTCTTCAGTTTAGAACGCTCTAGGTATTTTTTAGCATGTTCTTCACACTGGAAGTAGCAAGTTTTTTTATCTTTTAGATCTTTGCCGTCTTTGTGAACAATTTTAACGGGAAATCCAAAATGCGGAAACTCTTCTTTAACTGGTTTAATCATGTTGGTTGCTCTACTCGTTGAGTATACACGGTATCAAACAATTCGTCAAGTATCTCACCACACTCATGATACTCTGGACTATTGAGAATTGTCTTCTCAAGTTGATGCCGTCGCACAGCAGTGAAGATGAGTTTGTATTGTTCAGGTGTAAAGTTCATTAGTCGTAAAGATTTTGTTCTTGTTGTACTCTATCTAGGTGATGGTAAATTGTAGCATTAGAGTATTGAAATTCTTCAAAACGTTGAGGATTATTGTCTCTCATTTTTGAAAGCATATTAATCCAGTCGTAGCGTTTATCTACAACCCAACCATATCTTCGTTCATCGTGAACTAAATCAAAAATCGTCATCATCAAGTTCTACTCCATCAGTAAGTTCTTTCATTCTTTCAAAGAAATCCTCATCAAGTGGAATGAGTTTTTCTTTTCCAGTTTCAATATCATCAACCATTTGCATTAGATGTTCAAGAAACTCTTTTGGATAAACATCATCATCATTCAATCCTGCCCAGAACCATTCAATACATTCAGTTTCTGGATCATCTTCTTTGAGTAAAGCATATCCTTCATAGTCAGATGTCATAAGATTTGACCATATACGAAAGTTATGATGGATAGTTTGCCATCCTGTCATCCAACAGTGCCCAATCCAATATTCCCACCAGTTCAAGGTGGTTTTATTTTTCTTTGGTGATGTTCCTCTTACTAGTGTACTAAACATAACGCGGTTTCTCCGTATCAAACTGATAAAACTTTACATCCCTCATGTTCAAACACATGAGTATTGTATCATGCTCCCTTTGTTCGCGGAGTGTGCCACGATACATATAACGCCTTTGATAGGCACAACACCAGATATTGTAAAAGATTTTAGATTTATCATTCATCTTTCGAATAAAATATCAAAGGCTATGGATATTCTATCATAATTCGTTTGATTTACTGATACAGAATGCCTCAAACCAGAAGGAAATAAAAATAAAGTTCCTTCTGATGGAATGTATGTCTTGGAAACAGACATATTATTTTTTTTTAAGATTTCATCATGTACAAAAAGAAGTGGTTGATAATGATTAGAATCCGAAAATGGATGAAATGTTAAGTTTCCACATTCATTAGAGTTTGGAGTTTTAACATAAAAAACTCCACTATAATGTGTCATTGGATGAGTGTGTTGTATATTAAAACTATTTTTTTGTGAAATTTGTATCCACATTCTGTGAATATTAATACTTGTAGCAAGTATGTTTAATTCATTTTCCAGACAATAAAAAACATTTTGTTTTATTCTTTCTTTAAATATTTTAGGAAGTTTTTTATCATGTAAAATTATATCACTCTGCCAACCATAAACATTGGTAAAGTGTTGACCTTCAGGGTCTTCAGATTTTTTATTTAAACAATATGTTATTAAATCTTCTCTATAATATTCATACTCTAAATCTTTAGATATTATAACTTGTCTTGGAAACAAAAATTCAGAATGAACATCAAACATTTATTTTAAAGTATAATGACGAGGACCACGATTTGGATTTTGTTCTACGTACTTTTCTACTGCTTTACCGCCAATTCCACCTTGCTTTTCTAATTGCTTTTCTATATGTTTTTTGGAGTAAAGTGGTTTTTTCTTTTTTGCTTCTTCTAAAAACTGCTTGAAAGTAATCATGACTTTTTGAATGTATTTATTGATAATCATCCTTTCATTGTACCAGTTGTTATACCAGTTTTTTTATTCATTTTTGCTTTAAATTGTCTAGCATAGATAC